TCAAAATGCTAATAAGTGGTGGGCAAAAAATGGTCATAAGGTAGAACCTGTTGTAAAAATAGGAGATACCCTTCCATTAGATTTTGCTGAAAATTATAAATAAATAATATTACCTGAGAGGGATTGAAATATATCCCTCTTAGGATTTTAAAAAAAAAGTCGGTTAGAATTAACCGAAAGCGAGGGCTTATGAGAACATATACTATATGAGCTTTCTAAAATCATAGTTTATTGATAACCAATAAAATAGATACTAGGGGGGAAAAGTGACCTAGTTGAGATGATCATATAGTGTTCGAGAATAGTAATAGCGATACTCTTAAAACTTGGTAGTGGATATTTGAGTGCTAAACAGGAGAACTACTGAAACAAGAAGGAGAATATATGAAAATAACATCAGAACAATTTAAGGACATAATCTGTAAAGTGAACCGAATAAGTCCTACTGCTAAAATAACTTTTAGAGCAAAAGTTTGGCATGGAACAAGAGAAGAATCCGAGTTTGATATAGAGCATTTTTCTCAAATAGATAAAATTGTAACGAAATTCAAATCAGATGAAACTGATAGAGATGAGATTATAATTTATGTAAAATAAAATTACGAAAGGAGTAATTTATGACAGATTTCTGCCATAATTGTAATGGAAAAGGATATGTAGAACATGACAATGGAGATAATCCATGTTATGAATGTGAAGGTGGATTTACTACCGAAACGAAAGGAGAAGATAATGAAAATTAAAGATATGATAGTATTTCATAAAGAAAAAATTATTGATGACGGCGAAGTAATTTTGCTTGATCAAAATAATACTTTTTGGAATATTAGACTTTGGATTAAGGAAAAATATCCAAATATTCCGATTGAAATAGTTAATGAAGGGATGGGCGAGAGATGATTAAAACAACATTTAAACTTGGAAGCCGAATAACCAAAGGTATATTTGCGAGTGCATTATATGGATATGGAAAAAGACGAGCTATTTGGTATTACCGATTATTATTAAGTGAAGATTTTGCTTATATAATAACACGATATTATAAAAAACATAAAGTTATGCAAAATGTAGATGTTCAATATAAACGAAAGGAACAAAATTATGAAAACGCACAGAACAATTATCAAAAAGCTAAACCAATTAGACCAGCAGATGACGATTGGAATGTTCAAAAAGCTAACTGACGAAGTAACTGATTTGAAAAAAAGAGTTAAAGAGTTAGAGCAAACAAAAGAACTTGAATATCAAGCTGATATGGAATTAGCTAAATCATATGGAGGTTCAGTATGAGTAAAACTGGTCAATGGGCATATGAAGAATCTTTAAAAGAAGAAGAACGAATGGGAAAAATTGCAAGATTAGATTCTAAATTAGAAAAAATCTTAAAGCAATTATCTCAGATTAAAGATATGTTCACAACTGATGATATTGTTGTACATGCTTACTGCTTATCTGCTTTTAAGTTATTGTCTAATGCAAAAATTAAAACAAGTGAACAATTAGATAAATATGAGCAGGAAGTATTTGAGGAATCATATGAACCTTCAGATATTCCAAATGAAACTGGATATGAAGATAAAAGAACTGAAAGTGATAAACCTTTTGGTTAATGAATATTCATGGGGTAGGAGAAAGGAACTAAACCTACCCCACTATACGAAAGGAGTTAAATATATATGTTAAATTCGTATGCTAGTAAATTACAAATTGACGCACAAAATGATATAATACCTCATAAGAGAGATTTATATTATATTACCGAACACGAAGGTGGTTCTGATAGTATAAAATTACCTGACCGAGTAGCAGTATTTAATGAAGATCATTATATTTCTACAATGGCGTTAAAATCCTATGAAAACCTAAGATCATACCGAGATTTCAATGATATGATAATCAAAGGTATAACTGATTATGGTATGGATTTAGACAATATTACTGTTAAAGAACAAACATTTGAAAATGGTGGTAAATTTATGAAACAAATTGATTTCAATGATGTTAAAGTACATTGGAACAATGATGATTTTATATTAAGACTATGGTTATGGACAGGATATAATCTTAAATGGGCAGAACAATTTATATTTGGTCCAATAGTGGTTATATGTACTAATGGATTATATCATGGAGCTTGGAAAATAAAAGGAATGTCAAAGAAAAACTGGTCTAATAAAGCACAGTTATCTGCTGTAGACATTACTAATGCATTGAAAGCATTTAATAAATTACCAGAAGTATTAGAACCTATGGCTAGAACAACAGTATCTGCTGATAATGTAAAACATTTGTTTGAAAATACAATAGCTCAAATTAAAGATGAGATATATCCGAGAGTGTCTGATTACCGAATGAGAGAATTATCTACTCATTGGGATATGTATAAAAACAGATATGGTTCTAATTTATGGGCAGTATATCAAACAGCTACTCATTGGGCATCACACCCTGAGGGTAGAGGATTGAAAGCCAATAAGATTAGAACACGATCAGAACAAGTATCTGGTATGTTAGAATCAAATGATTGGAATACTTTACTTGCAGCGTAAAACAGTCTATTTTCTATGAATGGACTACGCTTTAGGTAAAAAATTCTATGAACAACTAATTCCCCAGTTCGTCCAAAGAAGGAAAGAGCTGGGAATTACTCAATCTACGCTAGATAATGATATGAATATAGCGAGAGGTTTAGTATCTAAATGGGAAGTAGGTATCAGAAAACCATCTGGATTTCTATTTTGTTGTTGGGCAGAAGCATTAGATTGTGAGATAATATTAAAACCAAAGGAAAAAAAATGACCGAAAAATTTAATCCTCACTATTATAAATCTTATCCCATACAAGTAGCTGACGCTATTACAAGTTGGAGATTAGATTTTTGCGAGGGCAACATAGTAAAGTATGTTGTAAGACACAAAGAGAAAAATGGTAAAGAAGATTTATTGAAAGCTGTTTGGTATTTAAATAAATTACTAGGAGTTGAATATGGGACAAACATTCAAGAACATATTGAGGTCCTTGAAGATGACCAAATCAACAGTTCGAACCGAAGATCCAATGGTAGTGATGAGGAAACGCAAAGCATGGATCACAAGATTAGCTTATAGATATTTTACTTCAGAACAAGCATTAGCTTTTGATAAACTATATAATAGTAAATATGTTTTGGATAATAGACAAGTAAAACATGTTGTTAAGTTATTGATAACAAAGTATAAACAGGAAAGGAAACAATGGCTAGAAAGAAAAAGGTATTAAGAACTTCAACCCATTTTACTATCCATGAGAATAAGGATCGAAATGATTTGGTAGGTCTTGGAGGTACTGACGCTATGAAAATAGTAGAAGGTAAATGGAAAGAATTATTTGAATTAAAATTAGGTAAAAAAGAATTTCCTAATTTAGATAATGTCTTACCAGTACAAATGGGATTACACACTGAAGAAATGAACCGAATATGGTTTATGAAACAAACTGGTTTAACAGTTTTAAAACCAGATATTATTACTTCAAATGAAGTTCCATTTTTATATGCAAGTGTAGATGGAATAACAGAAGATGGCTGCATATTTGAAGCAAAGCATGTTAGTCCATTTACAGTGAAAGATGTAGTAGAAAAATACTATCCTCAAATACAACATTACTTAATGGTAACAAGATTTGAGAAAGCATACTTGTCTGTATTTGTAGGTAATAGTATGCATAAAATCTTTGAGATAGATAGAGATGATAAATTTATATTTAAATTATTATATGCAGAATCTTATTTCTGGAATTTTGTAGAAACAAATATTGAACCACCTGATTATGTGGATTTCAATTCATTAACATATGGAGAGCAAAATGAATTTACCTTACCCAAGCCAAGCTGGATATCGGAAACAATCCACTAGCAAGGAAGCAGCAGAAGATATAAACAAAAAACTGCCACATTTGAGGGATAAAGTTCTTCAAGTTATACAAAATAAAGGCAAGTATGGAGCTACACCAGAAGAAGTAGCATCATTACTTAATATAACTATTCTTTCGGTAAGACCGAGATTTACTGAATTAAAATTGAGTAATCAAATAATAGATTCAGGAGAAAAAAGAAAGAATGAATTTAATAAAAACATTATCGTATGGAGGTATAATGACGAAAGAGAAAACAAATCCGAATAAAAATATTTGGGATAAATTAAAACAAACTGATCCTAGATTTACTAAAAGAGTAAATAAAGGATTTGGAGAAATAACTACTATTGATCCAATGTATCAGATAATGAAAATGACAGAAGTGTTTGGTCCAGTTGGAAAAGGTTGGGCATATGATGTTAATTATCATTATACTGACCAAGTAGTTTTTGCTGAAGTTAAAGTTACTTGGCAAGAAGAAGATACTTGGTACAGATATGGACCAATATGTTCAGTTCAAAAACTGTATAGAAAAACTGGAGCATTAGATGATGAAGCTCCTAAGAAAGCATTTACTGACGCATTAACAAAAGCGTTTAGTCATTTAGGATTAAGTGCTGATGTATTCTTAGGATTGTTTGATAACAGTAAATATGTTGAGAAAGTAAAAGAAGATTTAGGTATTACTGATAAAACAAAAGTTAGAGAAGTAAAACCTAATACTGCATGAGGCTGACACTCCTCCTATAAAAGGTAGGTGTCATACTCTTGTCAGCTCTCATTCATGTGGGAGTATGACACCGATAAACGAAAGGATTAATCATGGGTTACAGAAAAGTTGCTAAAGGTCATTATGTGGCTACTATTCCAAGAACATTTAACAATGATATTGTTATACATTTAGTTAAAAATAGTAGAGCTACTAGCTATACTGGTACTGATAGGTGGCAAGTAATCGTTGATGATAGTCTTGTTAAAATAGGAGGTAAAAAAGAAATAGGAGTTTACAGTTCTTATTCTATAGCAAAGAAACATGCTAAGATTTATGTGGAGGACAGACTATTAGAGTTTGTAGAAAAACAATTAGAAATGATTGACAAACCAAAGAAACGAAAGGAAGAAGATGTATAGATGGTTGCAAGATTCTATTTGGGATTCTGTTATGATAAATTATGATGGATATACCCAAGCAGAAATATGTTATAATGTTTATAGAGGAATACCATACTGGAAAAGAATTATGTTTGGATTCTTTTTTGGTAGAAATGTTGTAGATGAAATCATTGATGAAGCTGTATCAGAACGAACAGCAGATTTGAGGTAAATATGATAGTATCTGAATTAATGAAAGGACTACATCATATGGGTGTTAAAATACCATCTGATTGTTGGCATTTACAAGATGAATATTTTTCTAATTCTGAAAATGAATATTTAGTAATAGAAAATATGGAAATATTTCATGTACTTAGAGCATTTGCTAAACAATGCAGAAATGAACCTGATGATGTAAAACAATCTTTAGCAAATTTGAAACAACAAATATCTGATTTGGAGATGAGAATATGACAAAAATATATGTTGAAGGTTATATTGAATTAAATGATAGCAGAAGAAGTAGAGTAAAATTTAATTGTAGTACAGAAGAAGGTTTTTGGAATCAATGGGGAAATACTGCAGAAGCATTAGGTAAAACTGTAGATATAACTACTAAGATTCAAGAAGCTATTAATGATTCTAGTATAGTATATGATTTACAAATAGGCGAAACTTCGTGAAATGGGAAGCACGATTAATTAAATGTAAAATAGAATTAGATAAGGTTGCTTTAAGAGAACCTATGACAGTTCAACAAGTTAAAGTAAGAATGTTATGGGAACGAGTAAGTAATATTCTACGAAGAAGATATAATAGATGGGAGTAATTATGAATATAAATGAAAGAAACTTTGTACCATTTAAAGAACCAATAGTTTATGAAAAATCTTTTGTAGTTTATTCTTTTAATAAAGATTTAACGATAGAAGATATTAATGAAGCTCTTAAAGATATGCATGTATCTGCAAGAGAATTAAAAGATGATGAAGTTATCTATCATATATAGGAGGTAATATGAATCATTTATGTGCTACATTATTAATTCTATGTAATACAACAGTAAATATATTCTTTGATGATAAAAGAAATGATTTTGTACAAGAGATTTCTACTTGTGCAATAGAATATAATGCATATTTTACTGAACCACAAAATAGAATACCAGTACCATTAGTAGTTGCAATATCTGCACACGAAACTGGTTGGGGAGAAAGTAGATTTGCAAAAGAAGCAAATAATTATTTTGGAATTAAAACAGATTCTGATGATCCAGATATGTATATAGTTCCAAAGAATAATCCTAATGTAAAACTATCTAAATACTATACAGTATGTGAATCAGTTTATGCTTTTATGGATTTATTAATATTTGATACAAGAAGATATCAAGATTTTGTAAATGAGTTACATGATCAATGGTTCTTGGAAGAAATTAATTATGAAAAGTTAATCTATACTTTGCATAGATATTCTGATGATCCTAAATGGGAGAATCAAGTGCTTAAAATAATTAATAGATTGGAGATAAAATGATTAATAAAGTAATGTTAATTGGTAGAGTAGGTTCTGAACCTGAGATTAAAGTAACTACAAAAAATGAAAAGTTTGCTAAGTTATCTTTAGCTACCAGTAAAAAATATAAATCTGGTGGTACAAATCAGGAAAAAACTGCTTGGCATATGATTAAAGTATTTGATCCTAGACTAGCAGAAAATGTTGAAAGATATGTACACAAAGGTACTATGCTGTATATCGAAGGAGAAATAGATTACAGTAAATATACTGATGATAGTGGTACTACGAAAACATTTACAGAAATATTAGTACCAAAATTTAGTGGTGTAATTCGTATGGTTGGTGGCAAATCAGAAGCTCCTGTTAAAGCAGAAGCTGTATCTGATGAGGACATGAACCAAGATAAAGTAGATATACCATTTTAAAGAACACTAGCTGATGTTAAAACGATTAATTTCTAGTGTGCATCCAGCAGCTAGTAAAGGAATCAGATGTACTGTATAGAATATCGATCCTGATTCCTTACAAATTAAAGAACACTCTACTGAATAATGAGGTAGCTCCTCATGGGTATTATACTGCCTACTAAGAAAGTATATAGTAGAATTAGGGAGTATCGTAATTTAATCATAGGTTTCGTACTTTTGGGTTTTATAACCTTACTCCCCCAATGGTTTCCTGTTATGCATACAGGAATAGCGTATGGCTGAACAACAATTTATAGGTTGTAAGGTACACCTAAGATGAAGTATGTCCAAATGGATGAGGTAATCAAGGGTGGTTTCAAAGTACTGGTTAAACATGCAAGGTTTGACTATACGGGAAAAGATTGAGGGTGATCACAAGCTAACCCCTCTACGCATTTAATTAATGAGGAATACAATGTTATATTTAGATCAAGAAGATATTAGAATATTAAAAGGTATAGTACAATTACATAAAAATAGTCATATAAAGTATGTTAATGTAACTAGAAAAGGTGGTCTATTAGATTGGGCATCTGCTGTATGTAATTTTTATGGTATTAATCTTGATAGTTTTCTATCTAATAAAAGAGATAGAGATTTAGTATATGCAAGGAGAGATTTTGTACATTTAGTAAGTAAATATACTGTTCATACTTGTAATTCTATAGCTAAATTTATGAAAAGAGATCATACATCTGTAATATATCATAGAAAATGTAAGCCAATACATGCAGATAAAATAAAATTGGCAGTACAAGCTGAACTTGTATAAGGGCGATTAATCGCTATATGCCTTTAAACGCCCTTTTTTTATGCCATACAGGGAGTTTTATATTTTGAGGTAGATTATCCTACCGAAGTGGCTTTTAGCCATTGTCCTTCCATTTTTGAGCTATTTTTTCGCCACTTCTACCAGCTATATACCCTCCGACACCAATAGTAAGTAAATTCCACATAGGATCAGGAATACTTAACGAAAGGCTCGTACCGAATATTGCATTAGCAAAAGGAGCAATAATGTAATTGTTAGCGATAACAATAATACAAATCCACATAAGAGCTGGACGCCAAGTAGCAGTAAGCCAATGCTTAGATTCAGCTTCTGCTTTAATGATATTAGATTTAGCGATAAGTTCTTCATGTTCCCCATTTATTAATTGTGTATTAAGCTCATGTTTAAGTTTTTCCTTCATGTCCTTATCAGGTATTGCTTTATCAACAATACCACCTATCATTTTAGCAAGTGGTCCTACTGTAGATAGTAATGGTAAAGGCATTAAATAATCCAGTTCCAGATAATTAAAACTATAATTACTGCAATAGCAGCAAAAAAGATTTTACCTCTTTTGCTTAAACCACTCCAAGTATCTTTTGCTTTAGTCCAAAGTTCCATCTTCTTCTCCTTCATCTATATCTTCATCAGCATCATAATCTTCATCTTCATCATTTTCAACACCTAATATATTTTCTATTTCTTCTACTCTTTCTTTGAGATCGTTTAATGTTTCCATCATCTCAGCTATTTTATCAGGCATATTCTTTCTCCAATCTATTCATACTAATAAAGTTACTTTCTTGTATATGGCTATTCCATATGTGAAGCTCAACAATTCCCCAGCTCCAGCCAGTCATATTGAGTTTCGCATATTCTTCTACATGATTAAAGGGTAAGCTGCAACCAACATTGATAATTCTAACAAATTGTGAGTTGCCAATTTTGGGAGCTTTCCAATCCCTATGTTTATGTGTATGCCCAAAAACAAGGTCATGTACCGAATCATTAGCTATTTGTATTTCAGCATTTTTACCCCCATATTCTCTACCCATTATATTTAAAGGAGCATGAACAAATCCTACCCCACCAATAAAGAAAAATTCTCCATATTCTGTAGTTGTCCAACCATTTTTATGGTAACTATCATATAGAGCTTTTCTCATTAGACCTTGTATTTCAGGTATTTTTTCTTCAAATTTATGTACACGCATTTCATGGTTTCCTATTGTACAATGTCTAGGAATAGATGGATTATTAAGAGCTTTATTAAATTTTTGTATAGCGTTGCGTAGACTTTCTATATCTACCATAAAGGCATCTTTTAATTTACCTTGTTGTGTATCATTACCTTGAAAAGAAGATAGACTATCAAAGCTACCGAAATCTCCTATTTGGACTATATAATCTGGTTTAGTCTTTCTTGCATACTTACCAATCCAAGTTAATCTGTCCTGAGGTATCTTTGGAGAATCATGTATATCTCCAATGACGAGGACTTTGTGTCCTTGAAATTTCATAGGTCTTTATAGACTATTAATAATGTAGTTGTCTAGGAAGCTATACTATTGAAAGCTTTTATGGGAAAAGATTCAAATTCTATACAATGAGCATCAGTAACTAATGTTGCTTTATAAGAATCTGGTTTAGCATTATAATAATCTATATAACTATTTAATGCATTAAAACATTCTGTTTCAGTTTTATACGCAATAGTTTGATATTTTACCGAAGGCATATTTGGAGCTGACATAAACATAACCATCAACCATACTTTAATCATTCTTTTTCTTTTTTTTACTTTTTATTTTCTTTAAATCTTTAGTAATCATTTCTATTTGAGTTTTCATTTTAGCTACTTCAAGAGAAAGATTAAAA